TCTTGGATGGACGAAGCCGACCGTGCGGGCAAGGTCGCCGACAGCATCGGCGCTGGCGTTCAGGACGTGGTTGCGTGGGGACATGCGGCCAAGCTCTCGGGCGGGTCCATTGAGGGCTTGCAAGGCTCGCTCAAGGCGTTGAACGTCGGCATCACCGAGGTGGCCACTACGGGCACGGGCGGCATGTTGCCGTATCTGAACCGCTTGGGCATCGGCATCCGGAAGGCGGACGGGGCCGTTAAAAGCTCCATCGACCTTTTGCCCGAACTCGCCAAATCGTTTGAGAAATTGAGCAAGACGGAAAGCGCGGGCCTCGGCGCGAAGATGGGCCTGGACGAGGGCACCGTCATGCTCTTGCAGCAGGGCGGGAAGGCGGTCGATGAGTTGGTCGCACGCCAGAAGCGCCTAAGCTCGATCACGAAAGAGGCGGCTGCGGCTTCGGCGGCGTTCCATGACGCTCTCGATGATTCGGTTATGTCCGGAAAGGCCATGATCGGCAGCATCGGAATGTTCTTCCTTCCCGCGCTGACGGGCCTGTTTAACGGCCTCGCCAATCTGGGGATATTCGTCCGGGAGCATAAAACGGTTGTGTCGTCGTTCCTGCTGGCAATCGTCGGAATCCTCGGGGCGATGTACATTCCCGCCATGCTGTCGGCGGCGGCGGCGACCATCGTTGCGTTCGCCCCGTTCATCCTTCTGGGCGCGGCCATCGGCGCATTGAGCGCGGCCTTCGCTTTGCTGTTCGAGGATATCGAAGCCTTTATGAACGGCTCGAACTCGATGATTGGCGAAGTGTCGAAGAAGTGGCCCATTGTCGGCGAGATCGTCAAGGGGTGGGTGCATTGGCTGACGACGCTCAAGGATATTGCCGTTGCCGTGTTTGGGCTTCTCGTGGACCTGATTATGGAGCCGACGAAAGCTTGGGACAATTTCACGGCGGCGATTGTCAAGTCAATGGCCCCGATCCGGGGCGCTCTGGACCTTGTGTCTAAGGCCGTTGACAAAACCAAATCGTTCTTCGGGTTTGGACCGGATGAGGAAGAAAGCGACGACAACGTAACCATGCGCGAGACGAAGAAGGCCATCGAGATCGGGCAGGCGAGCATTGCTATGGCGTCAAGCACGCCCATTGCCTCGCAGACCTCGAACAGCATCATCAACGGCGGGCGCGCGGGCAACACGAACTCGGTGAAGATCGACAATGTGACGGTGCAGACGCAGGCGACGGACGCGAACGGGATTGCCCGAGATATCGGGTCGAACCTGGAATCGCAGATGCGTCAAGCCGCGAGCAACTTTGACGACGGGGTGGCCTACTGATGGCATTAACCGACACCAAAGTTCCGAACGCCTCCGCCGACGTTGTGGCCGTCTTCCGGCAGGACACCTATGCGCAGGTGTTCGAGAAGGCCCGCCCGGTCAAGGCGACGATCCGCGAGACCTCCAAGGTGATGGAGCATCCCGTGGAAAATGGGACCGTGATCACCGACCATCGTATCGTCAACCCGGTTGAGATTGACCTTTCGGTTGTCATCGCGGCGGAGGATTACCGCGACGTTTACCAAGCCGTTCGGCAGCTTTTCACCGATGCTACGTTCCTAGTCGTCCAGACGCGGACGGCGACGTATGATCGTCTGATCATCTCCGCCATGCCGCACGAGGAAGACCCGGCGATGTTCGATGCCGTCGGGATCGCCATCGGCATGAAAGAGGTTATCGTCGTCTCGGCGCAGTACGGTCAGTTGTCGGCGGGGCAGGTCAAGAACGCATCCAACGCCTCGACCGTGAAGACCGGGCAGCAGCAGGGCACGGAAACGAACGACACCTCAGGGTCGTTACTTTACAAGGCTTTCAAATGATCGCGATCCCACTCGCAGCAATTCCGAACCAGTCGTTTACCATCACCCTCGACGGGGTGCGTTATGGGATCACGATTAAGGAGGCGCTCGGCATCATGGTCTCGAGCATCGAGCGCGATGGTGTCTCGATCACCCGGGCGCAGAAGTGCGCAGCCGGGACACCATTGTTGCCGTACAACCACCAGATGGACGGGAATTTCATCTTCGTGACGGTCAACGGCGAAGACCCGTTCTACACCGAGTTTTCGTCTACCCAGTCGCTCGTGTACCTGTCTCAAGCCGAGATTGACGCGCTATGAATGAGATCGACCCGCGCATCGTGAAACTTGGCATTGAGGTGTCTGGCGTCCTCAAGGTCTACGAGGGCCTTTGGATCAGCGCGACCGGAATGAAGTTCTCGAACTCGAACCAAGGCCAGTGCGATATCAAGATCGCCAACCTGAGCAACGACACGCGCGAGCGCATCCTGACCGAGGTTTCGCCGTTCAACCTGAACAAGACGCCGAAGCGGGTGATTCTCTACGCGGGTCGGGTCAGCACGGGCGCGACGGAAATCTTTCGAGGAGACATCATCACCGCGTCGCCGAGCCAGCCCCCGGATATTACGATCACCATCAAGGCACTTACGGGTGCGGCCTCGAACGGCGATATCGTCGTTCGCAGTGCCCCGCCGCAGCAGGGGCTTAGGGCGCTTGCCGAGGGCGTCGCGGCGGACCTTGGGGCAACGCTTGAGTTCCAGGCGGAAGATAAGCAGATCGCCAATTACTCGTTCACTGGTGGCGCGTTCAAACAGGTCGAGAAGCTGGGCGATACCGGAGAGGTGGACGCCTTCCTTGACGGCAACAAGCTTGTCGTTAAGCCGCGAGACGCCATGCTATCGGGACGTGCCCGCATCCTCGACAAAAGCTCCGGCATGGTGGGCATACCCGAAATCACCGCGCAGGGCGTGAAAGTGAAGTTCCTCCTTGACAACGAGACGGTCATTGGCGGTGGCCTGATCATCAAAAGCGACTTGAACCCCGCCGCGTCTGGCTCATATGCGATTTATCAGCTATCATTCGAGATTGCGAGCCGGGACACGCCGTTCTATTGGGTCGCGTGCGGGAGGCGTCTTTGACTGAGATCGCAAAACCGAGTAGAGATCCGGCGAATGACGACACCCTTCTTGGCGTCGTCAAGACGGTCTTGCGCAAGTTCCTGATGGGCATAGACGACATGCTTCCCGCAAAGGCGGGCGCATTCAGTCGCGCGCAGAACCGCGTTACAGCGCTTCCTCAGGTCCAGGCCATCAGCACAGAGGGGCAGCGCGTCTCGCGCGCGCAGGTGGCCTCCGCGCCGGTTTACCAGATCGGCGGCGGCGGGTTCGTCCTGAACTTCAACATCCGCCCCGGCGATCAAGGCTACATCAAGGCGTGCGACCGGGACACGAGCCTATTCAACCAGACGCACGCCGAGACAAGTCCGAACACCAAGCGCCTGCACAGCTTTGAGGATGGCGTTTTCTTCCCGAACGTTGATGACGGGTTCACTATTGCCGATGAGGACGCGGCGAACGCAGTGCTTCAGAGCTTGGATGGCTCCGTGAGAATCGCGCTCTGGCCGGATCGCGTCAAAGTGACGGCCCCCTTGGTCGTGTGCGACACGCCCTTGGTGCACGCGACGCAGGATGTCCAGGTTGATGGAAACCTAACCGTCACCGGGGAAATCACCGGAAGCGGCATCGTCTACTCGACGCACGTACATGATGGCGTCGAGCCTGGAAGCGGCAACACGGGGACACCCATCTGATGCGCGTCATCTCGGTTGATGCAAACAACGACATCTATCGCGCCGCCGATGGGAACCTAGCCATCGCGACAGGCCTAACCGCCGTACTTCAGGCGTGCGCGCAGGCCGTCAAAGTCATGACGCTTGAAATGGTCCTCAGCTATGATCAAGGAATGCCGAACTTTCAAGCCGTGTGGTCTGGCAAGCCGAACGTGGCCCAGTTCGAGGCGGCGGCGCGGTCCAGGCTGTTGGCCGTGCCGAACGTCCTAGAGGTTACGGAATTCACCGCCGTGGTGTCGGGTGGCGTCCTGCGCTACTCCGCGTCGATCAAAAGCATTTACGGGGAGTCTGTGCTAAATGGCTGACACCTACACCTATCTGACGCAGACCGGCGTAATCGTCGCGGACACGTCCGAAATTCTCACCGAAGTGCAGAACGAATTCATCAACGCGCTCGGGGCGGATCTAGACGTTGACCCGGAGACGCCCCAGGGCGTTTTGATCGCGGCGGAAACCTTGGCGCGCGATTCCGTGATCCGGAACAACGCGGCCCTCGCCAACCAGATCAACCCGAACATCGCGGGCGGCGTGTTCCTCGACGCGATTTGCGCCCTCACTGCGTTGCAGCGTGACGCGGCGACGTATTCGGTTGTGTCTGGCGTTACGGTCACGGGCGTGGCGGGGACGGTCATCCCGGCAGGCTCCCGCGCAAAGACGGCGGCGGGGGACGAGTTCCAGACGGTTTCCTCGGTAACGATTCCGGCCGGCGGAACCGGCACCGCGAATTTTCAGGCCGTGGAGCTTGGTGCTGTCCCTTGTACGGTTGGCTCATTGACCCAGATCGTTACCGACGTTCTGGGATGGGAAACCGTCACCAACCCGACCGCCGCAACGATTGGCGTTGACGAGCAATCCGACGTGTCGCTTCGTGGCGTGCGCCGGAACACCCTGGCGAAGCAAGGCTCTGCCGTCGCAGGCGCGATCACATCCGCGCTATACGCGACTGACGGCGTGACGAGCTTGCAGTTCCGGGAGAACATCGAAAATACCACCGAAGTGATTGATGGGATTACGATGGTCCCGCACAGCGTCTACGCC